TCTTCTGTAGCATATACCATACCACTTTCAAACATAGGTGCAATAGAGTTCATTCTTGCAACCTTGTCTTGACCCCTACTAGGCGAATAAGCTTGTACTGGTATTCCAATCTTTCTAAGCTCTTGTGTAAGTGGCGTACCACTTGCTTTTGCTTCAATTAGTACAATATCAGGCTCCCAATATTTATATTCTTCCAATGCTATATTTTTTAGCTCAGGAAAATCCACTCTATGCCGGCTTGCATCCAATAAGACAATTGCGCTTTCGCTGCCGTCTTCAGGGTCAAAAATACCCCATGTAGTAATTGCAGAATAGTCGGCAGTTTCTTTTGCGCTAAAGGCTGTATCGTAGCTTTGTATAATGCAATCACAGGTTGGTATGCCTTCTTTTTCCCATGTCTGCCACCATTCTCTTTTTACTATAGAGCCACTCTCTGCTGTAGGATTTTGCATCCACTGTGCGTTCCATTTAGAAACTGGAAGTGATGCTTTTACTGATAATAGTTCTTCTTTCTTCCAAAACTCACCCCATAAAGGCTCTTCTGTTTCAGGCATTATTGCAGGAAATTCTACAACCTCCCACTGGTCTGCGTGTGTTTCTGATTGTCTTTTAAGCAGTCTGCCCGCTAAATCTTTGGTACTCCATCTTGTCATTACAAGCACAATGGTGCCTCCCGGCTGCAATCTTTGTCTTGGACCTGACGTATACCATTCCCATGCAGCGTCCATGGCTGTTGGTGACATTGCATCTTGCTCAGAATGTGGGTCATCGATAATAAGTAAATCGGCTCCACGACCTGTAATAGCACCACCAACTCCTGAATAGAAGGCTTCTCCGCCGTCATCAGTTGTCCAACGACCTGCTGATTTATTATCACCTGATAGGTTTATTTCAGGAAAAATAGCTTGGTATTCATCGGTATCAATGATATTACGAACTCTTCTACCAAACCTTACAGCCAGTTCTGCCGTATGCGTTGCTTGTATAATCTTTAAACTTGGATTTAATCCCATCATCCATGCGGGAAAATAAGTAGAAGCAAATTCTGATTTTGAGTGTCTCGGTGGTAGCATAACCATAAGTCTTTTGCACTTGCCCTGCGCTATGCGGTTTAGTTTTTCAGCAAGCACTTTATGATGCCTACCCATAATAAAACCTTCCCAGTGAAACTTTACAAACTCTAAAAAGTCACCTCTACACCTGTCTCTTGCATTAAGATTTTTCCATTTATCTATAAGCGTAAGCGCTTCAACTTGTTCATCACGAGATAGCGCGTCAAAGGACTTTATGTTTTCTAAGTTTAGCATTAGGTGGAGAGCCAAAATGTTTTAAAGGACGCTTGACTCTCCTGACACGCTGTTGAGGAGAGAGAGGAGATATCCAGTGAATATCCACAAACAAGCATGTCAGTTAAACTGTAACCCATTCTTTGCCCTCAAACAATAAGGCTTCAGCATTTCTTCTTTTCATTAGTCCCTCATTAGGAACACCCGCAACTTTATTCCATCTTTTAATTTGGTTTGGCACATCTGTCCAATCTTTTGCATTTAATTTTTTTAGAAGTGTAGAGGCGCGCAAATTGCTTGGACCTAAGTTAAAAACCCAAGATACCAAAGCATCAAACTCGTTTTGACTTAAATCAGGTTCAACCATTTCATTTATGTAGCCTTCATACTCGTGTAGCTCGTGTGCAAGTAAATCCTCAGCATCTTGTTTGCTTATTGTCATGCCGTCTTCTACAGGACTGCCGTCAATAAGCTTTAGACTGCCATAACCTATAGTAGCTTTATTGGCAGCGCATCTATAACTAACCACGTTGCCATCTTTATCTGTGGGACAGCCTTCAAAAAATTTTATTAAATTAATGCCTTCACTTGATGTTTTCATTTGAGTTATCTCCTTCTTTTGGTGTTGTAACTTTTTTATAATACACAACAACTTCTTTAAGCTCATTTATATACCTCTTTAATTCTTGCATGTTGTAAGCCATAAGCTCATAGTCAGGTACAGACATTGCAAAAAATACAACTTGACCGCTTTCCTTTTCTATTCTTACCAAAAACTCATCAATATTTTCGTTTGAAACCACATACCAGTAAGGGTCTTTTAAATCTATCTCTCTAGGCATTATAGGTTGCACTATAGTTCTTTCTATAGGTTTTGATACAACCTCTACCTGTTTAGTTGGTAACAGACTGCAACTGCAAGCCATCATCAAGACTGTCGATGTTACGACTATCTTCTTCAATGCTATCAAATACATCTTTGGTTCCTTTATTAACTCTTGGTTCTATTAATCCGGGTTTAGCTGCTGCTAATTTTGTTAAATTGTGACGCTTGAATATGTCAAGGTACCTTGACATTTCTTGTTGAATTTCTTGGTTGCGACTTTGTAGCTCTAATAAACTACCTGTCTGTAAGGCAAAATCATTTTGTAGTGTTTCTATGGCTTCTTTTTGTGTAGCTACAGCGCCTTCTAGTGCAATATTATTGGCTGAAAGAGTTTGATTTTGGTTAAATAGATAATAGGTTATGCACGTTAAAACAAAAATAATACCTATAAAAACTTTGCTCATACAAACTTAGATAAAACCACAGAAAGTAAAATAAACGGATAAACTGCCCATATCATATTTTCTAGCTTATCAAAACGCCTTGCGCCGTCTTCAAGTCTTTTTTCTATATTTTCATATCTAATCGTACACTCTTTTTCGTGTGATTCTATTTTGGTGATTGCTTCTTTTGTTGTTGCCATAAATTTATTTCCTTGAACGATTTTTTTTCCTGCTTTGCATTTGTAAATTAGATGTTTTATTGTTTTTTGGATTGTTGTCTTTATGTGCAACATCTTTTTTGTCACCCGTGTGTGTTTTACCAAGCTTTTTCATAATTGCTCTTGCTGCATTTCTCATGGCTCTATTTTTTACTTGAGCAGGCTTGCTATGATAATTTGCGTATTCTTTTTTATAATCTCTAGCCATATTACTTTATAGTGTATATTTTCAGTGGTTTTGCTTTACCTTTAACCTTGATAGATTCTAACACTTTTAATCTATAACCACAAAACTTTTCTGTTTCTTCGCCAATAAGTATGTCCACACCTCTTTCTTTAGTTGCAGACTCTAATCTTGCTGCAATATTAACAGCATCGCCAATAGCAGAATAGTCAAATCTAGTATTGCTACCCATATTACCTACGATAGCGTCACCAGTATTAATGCCAATTCCTATTGCTATAGCAGGCAAGCCTTCTGCTTTTAATTCTACATTAACAGCTTCAGTATTTTTTATTATATCTAATGCACATTCAAAAGCTATTCTTTCATGATGCAAAACATCAAGGGGTGCTGAAAATATATACATCCCGGCATCACCAATAAATTTGTCTACTAAGCCACCGTGTTTTTGTACTGCATCTACTTGTGCTGTTAAAACTTTGTTCATAATATATGTAACTTGTTCAGGTTCTACGGATTCACTTAATGCGGTAAATCCTCGCAAATCTGTAAAAATAAAAGTGCATCTTCTTTTTTCACCACCTAATTTAAGTAGTTCAGGATTTTTTTGTAATTGTTTTACTTGTCTTGGGTCAAGATAATGTTCAAACTGTTTTTTTATCTGTAGGCGCAATTTAAACTGTTCTCTAAAGCGTAAATAAAAAGCTATGGCTCCTGTAATAAATTGTGAAACTAAAGTCCATGTTATATCTAGTAAAATTCCTGCTTGTATCAACAGGTAGCCACCTAAAGCCGTACACAGCATTGTAAAAATAGCTAATGCAATGCCTAGGGTCATACCAAGATAATTGATTAGAAGCCATGTCAAAGAGACAATTATTCCAAAAATGAAGATTTCTGCTGCTAAAGACCAATCAGGTATTATTGGTGAGTTTTCTAACAAAATTGATTCAGCTAATGCAGTTTGTATTTTATGTGGTTCTAATAATCCAACCGGGGTTGCAATTTGTGGCATGATTCCATTTGCTGTAACTCCAATAATTACAAACTTACCTGCAACATTCATTTCTTTTAATGTGGTTTGTGGTGTGTCTACCCAACTAATCCATTTACGACCAAGGCTATCTGTTTTAATTGGTGGTAAATGTCGCACTGAGATTTCTTGTATACCATTATCATTTGTAGTGATAATGTAGGACCTTGTTTCTGTTAATGCTTTTAATATTTCTGTTCCAAAACTAGAAGACCAACCACTCGGTGTTTTCATTAACAAGGGTATTCTTCTGACTAGGTTATCTACATCTACAGGAGCTGTTGCTATACCTTGATAATTGTTTTGTTTTAAGACATCAATATTTTCTACAATGCCTTGTGTTGGCATGCCGCCAACCTCGTTGCCCTTTATAACCGTTCCAACTGTTTTTGGGTATTGACCGTTTGGTGTTTCAAACATAGCAAGTACACTGGGTGCAAAAGACAATGCTTTTGCAAACACATCATCACCACCAAATCTGTCAGCT